CGGCATATCCTCGCCGTAGCCCAAGCCGACAATGGTTACGCCGGCCACGTCCACATCCACGCCATCCGCTCCGCCAAGGGCCTCAGTATGCCCTGCCAGAACGTAGATAATATCGCCTTGGTTAGCCGTGCACTTGCCGATAGCGGCGTCAAGGGTGGCCAGGGCAGTTGCGGCACTTCTCCCCGCTCTCCCGTCGTCACCGGAAACGCTGTCAACGTAATAGGTATCGCCCACTCCGTTAGTCGCCAAGGCAAAATCAGTCAGGGGCCGTGTAGCTTGGTTCCCCCCCACCGTCACAACTCGCTCGCCCGCATAAGCCAGCGGGACAATTAGCAAGAATGCCATAAAAATAAAAAGTGCTTTTTTGAACATAGGATTGTCCTCCATGGTTATGGGAAAGTTGCCCTTCCCTTATTGTTTACGCAGGCTCAGTTAGATTTGTGTGACGAACGGACATTTGTCTGTTACTGCAATACAAATTGCCTCTCCACCTTGTGTTGGCCGTCCAAGTATCCGGTTGGCCTCCCTCTTTCTTGGCAACCCATTCCGGCTTCGTGAAGTTGTAGTCTTTATGAGACCGCAAGCTCAGGAAGTTAAGGTTCAAGGCGTCCAGAATACCCGAAGAGTAATAAGGATCTGCCACAATAGGCGCACCCTTATGAGACGAATGATCCCAACCGGCCTCGATCATGTTTTCATGGACATACCTTTGCTGTGGATGCAGGGACCGCTCGAAAGCGTCCCTCAATAGCTCAGTAGTACAACAGAAGTTAGGTCTTGTGCCTGCATACCCACCGAAACCAGGCTCACGAAATATCTTCTGCATGGTTTCAAAATTGATAGCCTCAGTAGTAGTAATGACATTGGCCGCCCAAGTAGCCATCTCAGCTTCGTCGATGGACCCGTACTCGGTTGAGGTTGAAGTGTTGAACATATCGCCCAGTCCATTAATGCTGGTACTATCGGCGGCAGTAGAGATCACGTCCGCTGCCATCTTCACCCTAATAGCCGTTTTAATGTCTTCCATGTAAACCTTGGTCAGACGAATAACAGCTTCGTCCCCGGTATTCTGGGTAAGATCGTCCAGGTTAATAGTATTTGATCCATAAGCGCCAGCCCATCTAAACCGGGCTGCTTCGATCAAGTTCTGCTTGGACTGGTTGATGACGGTGTCCTTACCGTAGCTTCCACTATTGGAAATGTTATACTTTAGAGGGATCTTAACCATCAGGCCGCCATCAACGATCTCGGACGGCTGAATTTCCCAGTTCCCTATTTTTATGGCATTACCCATCAGCTTCCACAGAAGCGCAGAGGCTTTATTGAGAATGTCCTCCGGCTCAGTCTGAAGCCAGAAATACTCGGTTGTCGCATTTAATTGATTAATTAAACTCATCTTTATGTCCTCCTATGCGATCAGGCACAGGATTTATCAGGTACGCAAGACATCAAGTGCCGCCTGCATACCCGCATCTCGTTCCGCGCCTGTCGTTTTTTTGGTTTTGGTTTTTTGTTGTGCGGGACTCTGGCCCTTTGTAACGACCTTTCCGGTTTCTTCTTCACCCTTCTTCAGGTCTAAAAGGCGTTTGAGTTCCACGTTTTCCTCTTCTGCGACACGAGCCGCTTCCACAGCATCATCCCGCTGAATCTCCCGATATGCCACCATGGGGTCGCTCATGCCTGTCATGTCATTGGCAAGTCGCTCTTGAATCCTCACCTTCATCTCCGGGGTGTTAAAATCCTCATTCTCTCTGTAAAAGTCCTTGTGCATAGCCTGGATGTCCCGCTCGTCTAAAGCCTCTTTAAACTGGGCCTGAGCAGCGTCTAAGGCAGTCCGCGCTCCTTCTGCTGATGCCTGTTTCGCTGTTATGCTGTTTGACGTGGCTATAAGCTTCCCCAATTCCTTCTGGTATCCCGGTTCGTCAGGATCTAACTTGGATATTTTATCCTGTATTACTGTTATCTCCTTGGCGTAATCCGGGCCTTTAGGGATTTCTTTCTTGGTTTCAGCTTCAGGCTTGTTGGTCTGTGTCTTCAGGCCTTCAATAGTGCTTTGAAGTAACTCGGTTTGCTTTTTCAGGAGCGAAACTTCATTCCCTTGGCTACCAAGCTTCCCTTGAAGATTAGCCAACCCTTCTACTGCCGCCTCTTCAGTCTTCCAGTCCGCTAAAAAGTTTTTCTTAGTGCCTTCATCAACACCCTTGTTCTCGACGTCGAGTTTTACATCCTTCTGCACAGTTTCTTTTGCCATCGTATTTCTCCTTTCTGGACCGCTTCGATTGAGGATGTTCCTTTCGGGCCTCCGTAACGGGTGTTCCAGATCCTAAGTGTTAAACAAAAAAAGCCCGAACCTCCGTGGCACTCGTATTTTGAGTGGTATTCCACAGTGATCCGGGCTGAAGTGAATCCCTATAAATAGGGGCTTAAACTGTACCGGTTATATGGTTTATGGGTTTATGTAATCATTATACCTCATCCTCAACCCCAATTTTAGGATTACCCCTGATCCCGCCTTGATTGACAGTAATCTTAAGCGAGAAGTTGCCCGTAGGTTTCTCGTTCATCCATTCTATGAAACGCTTTCGGGCTTCCTGGAATATATCGTTTATCTTTTGGGGTTTATTAGCCACTCGCAATCATCCCTTTATCCTTCAGATATTTATTGTATTCCCCTCTGGTCTCTAACCGTCTCTCATGGTCAGGCTGTAGGTTATCGATTGCAGATTCAAGCCATGGTACACCAATAATACTGTCGCATTGAATAGACCCATGTCCATGGACAATGATCTTAATGGCCTGTTCTCCGCATTGGGGACATTTGACAGATTCAGGGAACTCGGCAACTTTAAAAGCTAACTCTTGCCGTTCCCCGCAGTTTACGCATTCATAGTCAAATAAGGGCAAAACATCCTCCATGTTTCATAAATTTACCTAACTACAGCATTAACACCGACTTCGTTTCACTCGGCGGGCTATGCCAAGCGTTAGCATCTACCATCCCCCAATAAGGTTTTTACGCTTCTTCTTAACTGTGGGGTCAGTGGGTGTTATAGAAAACGTAGAAGCCTTATAGTCCAGGAGTTTCTTGTCGGGCGGCTTCTTTACGTCTCATTTCCCCCCTCCTTTTCCTTGCTTCGCCTTCGGTGTCCCCGGTTTAGGCCCCTTACTCCCCTTATCCTGATTCGACATACCCCCACCTAACGCCTTCTGCTCTTTCTCGATAAACTCCTGCACCTGCATGACTTCCTCTTCAGGCATACCCATATCAAATAAGAACTGTAACAACTGCTCAAACATAGGTGCCTGCATACGCATAACGATAGCTTTCCAATCCGGGAAGTTGACAGCTTCAAGCCTTGCCTGCTGGTCTATGACCCCCTCGTCATACAGGGCTTTGGATATTTCCTCAATCTGTAGGCTGGTTCGTGGTGTAGTTGACCCGGCTTCAATAACATAACTGAACTTCCTGCCAGCATACCGGGTGCCTATAAACTCAGTAGCCTCACCAGACACATCGACAAGCTCTGTTTTTGTCCCGAAGTTCTGCCATAGTCCTATGGCCCACCTGCTACGTTGCTCTGCCAGCATATCAATAGCCGAGGTCTTGGCCTGCATCATAATCTGATTACGCTCCTGAAGGGCCACAATCGCAGAAGCCGCTATAACACCCTTCGGTGCCTGCCCTCTGTCTGCGTCCTCAATCTGATACACCCGATCAAATAGTCTGATAATTAACTCTAAAACCTGAAAAAACGTGGCCGGGAGGTTCGGTATTTGCATAAACTCAATACGAGCGTTAGGCGTAGTAGGCATTAAAACAAGACGGCCTTCTGCTCCTAACTGGCTTTCGATCATGGCCCTGGTGATTCCGCAATGCTGCTGGACTATCAAGGGCGGAGCCATGACATTGATAACATACGATATAAGTTTACTAACAATCTGATTGATTTTAACTACGAGATCCCCGACCTGCTCAGCGGCGGCAAAACCCCAGATTGATACAAGGTCTTTATACGAATTGGCTGTATAGACAGGAAAGCGTCCCCAGGGATGGGTTTCTGAAGCAAACTCAATCTCTAATGCAGGATTGATGTTCGGATTTGCGCTATCGTCTAAAACCATGTACTCGCTGTCAGTATCACGGGTCTTTGACTTCTTGCCCTGATCTCGCTTGGTTATTGTAATTTTGCGTATCCCGTCAGGATAGACAGGCTCTTTGCGGACAACTTGTTCAATTACGGGCCTTCCTTGGTCGTCTGTGAGTGGAATTGCAGTATGAAAACCTCCCTGGTCATCAACCTCTGGCGGTAGGTCTTCTTTAACCGTTCTAATCCTCGTATCCCTCACCCATACCTCAATAATCAAACCCCTCTTAATCTTCTTGTCTGAGGCTGCCTTGTCGGTCTTAGAAACCCTGGTCATAGGGTCGTCATAGTTCCCTATGCGCTGTTGAGCAACCTGATAGTTGTCAGCCTTGTATTTCTCTCGCTCGACGCCGAGAAGTTCATAGGCATCCTCTTGGGCTACCCCTTTTACGTCAAAATCTTTTTCTATCTTATCCACGAAGTCCAAGTACGGAAAGCAGACAAAGGGTGCTTCGGTTGAGATATCATCCCAGTTCCCCGGTGCCGGGAAAAACCCAAACGGATCAGTTACCATAATGTCAGGCTCTGATCTCTCTTTATCCCAAAACGGCTTCTCAGGTGTTATGCCGTATATCTCCATACCACGGGCTGATGTCCGGGTCTTTGTCTGCTGGCCGCTGTCCTTCCACCATTTCTTGAGCTTAACCGTGAATATCTCTTCTGCACCATCATCTCTACCGTCCAGGTCCACCACTTCACCTACTGGGTTCCTGGCCGTGATGTTGCTCACTGTGCGCTCTATGTTGGCGAAATAAAGATTAACGGGCGTGTAGGCCTTAGCTGCTGTAACATTGGCCCCGGAGCTTTGTTTACCACGATATAGGGCATAGTTGCTCAAAAAGTCACCGGGTTTACCTAATCGCTCTTTCTCTATACGGGCAATCTCGAACAAACCAAAAGCAAAGTCCGCTACCGCCTTGTGGCCCTTAGGAGGGATGTTCATTAATGACCATTTATCATCAATTTTCGGCATCTTTCATCTTCCTCTTAACGTTACTGACATACTGCCGTGAGGTTCCGATCGCCTTGGCAATCTCAGCTTGTGGCATACCGCCTGCAAGATAATTTCTAATCTGTTCAGCTTTAGACAATGGCCTGACATCGAGTGACGCATCGCTAAAGATTTTCGCTACCCCACCCCTGTTCTCTAACGTCTCTCGGTCTATAAGGTCGTGAAGTTTGTCGTATTGCTGTTGAATCTGCTCATGGGTAACAGGAGGTCGTTTAAACATCTCCACCGCCTGCTCAGTCTGCTTCTTAGCCGTGCTCTTGCCATACTCATCACTCACAACCCGCAGCCGTCCAGATGGCGCTAAGGGACTCTCACAAGCAGGACATTCAATGTCTTGAAACCCGTCGCCATACCCCCACGATTTGTACGGCTCTAACAATTCCACCATAGTCCTGTCAGGTCTTATGTCAGGATCGTATAGATCTGTGGTTTGGTGGGTTAGTGCTTTACACGATGGGCATTGTACTTTCATCCTCTTCCCCCTAACACATTCAAGAATCTCTCGGTCTTCTTCATTATGGTTTTCTCATCCTCGCTCGGTTCCCCGGAGAATCCCATCGCTTCGTTAAGGCCGTCTTCCGCTACTGTGAAGACTTCCCCTTTAGGGTCCTTTAAGAAACCCTGCCCGGTCCCGGGTATGACCTTGCCACGATACATAACCCATGAACCCGCAATAAAACATATCAGGCCGAGGCCTATACCGGACGAAATCAAGATTAGTGCTTGTATCCATTCAGGCATTGATTACCTCTTGTTTAAATAATTTTGATGATAATTAGCATCTTGGTAATCATACGGACCAAAAATCATAGTATCTTCATCTTCAAAGTCCTCTTTTGCCTTACTGAGGGATTCCGATTTAAATAACATATCAGACATTTTAAATTTTTTTATATATGTTATGAACCATTGGTCGGCCATCAAACCTCCCCCTCCACGCTAAAAATAGTTGATCCCTCTGCCTGTGTCATCCACATCGTCCTGTTCAATAATGAATGGATAAGACCTCCTACTGCTAAAACGGCTGGGTCATCTCTTACAAACTCTTTCAGCCGGCCATACAAAATATCGCACCCCTGATCAAAACAGAACCGCACCTTACCCTCGATCATTGTTGACGTGATGGACCTCACATAATTGTCGAATACGGCCGGCGTATAGAAATCATCAGGCGGCGCTATTAGGATCGTGTTCTTATCCCCGCCCTCTCTGATTAGTCGCTCATTCTTTAATGCAAGGGTGGTATAGAACCTATCCGGATCCCCGTACCAGAACGATATAAGATCAGGCTGCACACCAAAACCGTATTTACCTCTCAGGTCTAAACACATATCCAGCAACGTTGGCACATCCCGGCTTTGCGCTTCGGCTAATAGAACGAATTGAGCATCCTGAGGGTTATAATGCGTTTCGTCATCTAATTCCCGTGGCCTTGATATACCAACTATCCCTGCGTACCCCGGCATGCCTACGTCCCTGTCTGATACCTCTGTCGGCCATCCTAAGCAGGCATAGAGGTCGTGCCATGTCTGACCCCTGTCATCCTCGAACCACCATGGCCTTTCAACAAGCGGCTGATTTGTGATGTGGGCCTCGTCCTTTCGAGATTGCCATAGCTCTTGTGCGTATGGGTGGGTTATGTGTTTGATTATGGATTTTGTCATATCTAATTATTTCAGGTGGATAGTTCCGTTGCTACGCCCTATGAGATACCCGCTCTTTCAAAGCCTCTTCCGCCTTCACCCTCGTAGGATAAAATTGTGCAGACACCCAGACATCTTCCTTGTCAAATTCATGTAAATGATAGCCTGGCTTGTGCCATGTTGGTGTAATATATAGCTTTTTCATACTATCTCCCTTACCGGGACCTTAAAACCACTCGGCCCACACCGTAATAGCTCTTTATAACTCTCGTCTAATTCGTATTTTCTATGATGTGCTTTCATTTTTTTTTCTTGATAAACGGTAACATCATCCTCGCTAAATTCGTTAAATCCACATCGTACTAAAAACCACGTGTCCCCATTTTGCCGCAGGTATGCCGCTACATCTATCATGCCGCCTCCGGTCCTGGCCATCGCTGGAAATCACACTCATCGAAGAAATTGGACTGTTTTATCACACCTGCAAGGGCATATCGAATCGCATCTATGCAGTGGTCATGCTTCTTTTCAATCACAGGCAACACATCATTGGTCTGCTTGTCCACCTTGTACGAATATAAGCGAAACTCTTCCGCCGCATGCTTGCAGCGTTCATGAATAACGATCTTCTCAAACCCCTTCATGACTGCGATGCCATCCTCCACCGATCCAGCCCACTTAGGCGCCGGTTCGCAGTTAAAACCACGTCTTCGCAGGTGAGATATGGTTTCAGGGCGTGCGTTATCTGCCTTGACAGGCCACTTATCAGCTCCAGGTACGCGATCCATGAACTCCTGCATATCATCTAACTCGACTCCTATCTGCCACGCCTCTTGGTCAATATAGAGTCTGTTGTCACGTATGAAACATCTAACGAGAGCGCAGGGATCTTGCGAGAAGCCAAAATCCAGCCCGTAGTAGAATCGAGTGTTTTCTCTAGGCGCGTCAAACGTACTTACCTCAAACCTACCTCTGAATATGACAGCATCAGATATCTGACGGCAAAAACCCTCCCATACGTGCTGATAGGCTTCGGGGTCTATGCGTTCCATGTACCGCCGTTCAGCATCGAGGACATCGGGGAAATACGGATTGTCCTGCCAGCCAACCTTGCGGCATATTGAATCAGGTGGAGTATTGAGGACAAAACGTTGGTAGGTAGGGTCTTCTTCTTGTTGCGGATTAAATGATATCCATATCTCTGACCCATTAGGCATTGCAGGATTATCGTTGGCTCGAATTGTCGGAATAAGAACTTCCCAAGAATCTTCTGAAATGCTTTGCGCTTCTTCACACCAGCACACATCTATATTTTCTGTGGATTTGATTTCTTGAATGGATCTTTGGAGGCCTTTGAAAATGAACTCACTGCCTACTGATGTGGTGATAGAGGTTTTAGTGACATTGAACCAGTTATCTAATTTGAGAATAGATATCTTGTCGCACAATAAACGATGAACCGAATCCTGAATGCTGTTCATGTACTCGCGGCAACAGAGTATTCGGATTTTCCCAGTGTGTGCCTTGGCTATGAGGGCTAAAGCGAAACTATGGCTCTTGCCGCCGCCACGCCCACCAAAATACACTTTGTATCTTGCAGGTCGAAACAGGTCTTGAAATCCTTTAGGCAAATTAATCTCTGTCATCTGTGAACGTCACTTCCAAATTTGGAGGTTTGATCTTGATATCCAGTTGGCCGTCAATCTGCTTTGGAAATAATTTTGTAATCATGGTAAGAAATGTATCAGGATTTTTCTGTGCATATTCAAACAATGCCTTGTCCCCGCCAAAACCATCTTTGGCTTGGTATGCTTTGAGGAACGAGTCTTTAAGATTTGTAAATTTATTCTTTAATCCCTTCGGCCTACCAGGGCCAGGCTTGCGACCAGCCTTCTTTAAATTCTTAACTGCTACAGCTTTTGTTCCCATTTCTTTTAGTTTGCTTTTAAAAACCCAATTCCGACCCTGTCAGCGCCACGACACGGCCATTACTCGATACGGCCCTTACCCTGCTATTGGCTTATTCTGGTTGTAGCCGCCATTGACTGTCTCCTACTAGTAGCCTCTTAATGTGATAGCAACCCGGGGCTATTTTTTGCCCATGGGCTTTGCGTCTAACGTAGTTTGTGCCCTGTTGAATTGCATAGCGATAGTTGTAAGTTTCCCCTTCGAGGAACTCTTCATATTTTGTGATTTCGTCTTGAGTTATTTCATCGTCCATTAATCTCCCGACGTCGGGTCACCTTATGTCAGATTTGATACAAGGTGTGGCTACGCCACATAAAACCTGTTTGTCCGTTACCTGTATGGGTTTTTATGAACCATTTATTAGGCACCATACAGCGACCGGGGGTCGGGGTTGTCATTTCCCATTCTCTATAAATTTACTATCATACCCTGGTTTAAGTCGAACCGTGGGTAAGTTAACCGTCCAGGTTAGTGAAAATAACTTTTATGTTCTCCCACCTTAATCCTAGCACTATATATTGGGGGTTGTCAAGCCTTTTCTCAGGATGCACACTACATATTGTGATTAGTGTCACTAACTTGCTGTATTTTCAGGGTGTTACATTGTGGCATGGATAGTGCCACATTGCAAAGTTTTTTAATTATTTATCTTTTTTGCTGTTTTTTTGCTTGACAAATGCAAAAACATATATATAATGATAGTCAACAGGTCAAAAAACCCCCTGCCAGGTAGGCTGACAGAGGGTAAACCGACAACCCCTAATAAGGAGGAAATGATATGAAGATCAAAAAAATGTTACAAGCAATCGCCAATGATGGTTGCGGGATTATCTCTGACGATGAGGGTTCTGGGTGCGGTGGACCCGGATATATTGACAGTGACACAATCAACGAAATGCTCAATAACGGTGATTTTGACGATGCTGTCATAGTCGATTTTGATGAAGATATGGCACGGTCTGCGCACAGCACCCTCTGCGAGTTTGACGAAGGAACTGAATGGGCTCAGATTGAGTTTAACCGGCACGATGATGGTTACTATCAGATTGCATGGATTTGGACCGTATAACCACTGAAAGGAGATCATATGAAAATAAAACCCGTAACCCCGAGAGTATCACCCCAGGCCCTAGCCTGGATCACGGACACATTTAAAAACCCCACCCACGGTGCTGGGTACTGCATCGAGGCATTCCACGTCCTGTATGCCCACAGCATGTATGATCTCAAGGGACAGTTTGGCGAGGGTGAACTGTCCCTGATGATTGACGTTTTTAACGGCACGATGTTGACCCCCGGACGGGCAGGCCAACAGTTACTCGTTGACTGCGTTGACGGCATGGCCCTGAACGGCCTGGATGAAAAATGGAACGTGGATCGGAAAGCATTTACCGACAAACTTAAATCCCTAACCCTCACCGAATCCGCCTGCATAGAAATATGGGCGAATGGGTATTGGTATGGGGGAAAATCAGAAACTACAGGGGAATTGGCAGATTTTAACAATTATATTGCTAACCTGCTCAGGCAGGCAGTAAAGGAGGAGTAAAATGAAAATTAAATTTAATGGCTCGGAAAAACAAAACAAATGGGTGGCGGATATTCTGCATGGAGTATATTATAATCAAACAATAACACAGGAGGTAAAAAAATGAGTAGAAATGGATTTGAAACAGACGACAGGTTACTGGATGCAATTGAGGCCGTTTCTGGCGGTTCCCTCGATTGTTCAGGAGGATGCAGCAATCCTCATTGTGATGGGACCCATCCCGAAAACTGCAGCGATCCTGCCGTTGCGCTCTGGCGTGACGGTGGCGAGGATGACAAATTGCGAGCATGGCTGGATAAACATTGCCCCGACTGGAGAGACGATGCGCCATTGCCCTGGGGAGCGGGAGAATTTGAATGATAAACACATCCCAAGCCGCCAAAGCAATCGGCGTCACCCCGCGCCGGGTGCTGGCCCTCATCCAATCCGGTCGCCTGCCGGCTGTCAAGGTCGGTAGGGACTGGGTTGTCAAAAAGTCTGATCTCAAGTTGGTTTCCTCTCGCAAACCTGGTCGGCCTCCTAAAGATGGCTAACGTCTGAACTGAGCTACGGCGCTGTGCCTATGCACTACTCCGGCCTATCCGAAGCGCCCCGACCTTCTTCCGTTAGCTCAAGTGATTTGTTATCTGCAATTGCTCTTTGTATCATCTGTTTATGAGGCAGTTTTTTCCATGTAGGGTCTTGCCAGTGAATGATAGCCCATAGATCATCTTCGTAGTGCTTTATATAACCTCTTCCATCACTGCCGCCATGACAGACAAACCCATCTCCACCTTCGGTAATATTTTGAAACGGCTTGTCTAAGCGAATTTCTACAGCATGGCAGGTATCCCATCCAACAATAAAGTTTTCAAAACCCCATGCTACTAAATCGAGTACTTTTTGATCAAGTTTATCTATATTTTGACAATCTTTCATAATATTTCCTCGCAGATAACAGATTGATCAGTCGTGCTGTTTTTCAAGCATCGACTGTATTAACTGGTTAGCCGCAGCATCAAGCTGCTGCTCTATAGATTGTATTGTTGCCCATTTCCCCAACGGAAAATACTCTTCCTTATCCTCAATTTTACATAATAACATCACAATCCAAGCCATTCTGTCAGGCGATTCAACCTTAAAAAAATCTTGGTCCAGAGCAAAACTTATTCCTTCTGCTGTTTGTTGTGATAATCGAATTGTATCATACATAATTTTCTCCCTAAAGGCTAACGGCTTAGATCACCAGCCGCTCGCCTTTCGCAGTCTGGTGTATTTTTGGGTTAAGTGTCAACGTTCTTATTGCCTCCATAATTGGCACTACAACTTGAGGGACTATGGCGTTTCCGAGTCCTTTAAGTCTGTCCACCCTATCGGGTATCCCATGAGCCACTCGACCCACGTCGGGTTCAGTTGCCCACTTTTGGGCTTTTTCTGTCCAGTTACTTCTTGGGCCAACGTTGGGCGAAAATTCGAGCTGCTGTAACCTTCCGGCTTGTTCGCTCGCGGTGTAGGCCATAGCTTCACCTTTTCGGCAAGGCCTGGTGTCACGGAGGTGACTCTGTTGGCACTTGCGGTTGGCAACAATCCAAATTCTGTCCCTTCGGTGCGGGGCGTCTGCGGCACAAGCTGGAATAATAAACGGTTGAACTTCGTACCCTTCAACTTCCAGGTCAATACAGATCTGCTCGAAAACCACGCCATTGTCATTACTGACCAAACCAGGGACATTTTCACCAATGACCCATTCGGGCTTAACTTCTGAAACCACTCGGCACATTTCATCCCAGATGAAGCGGTGATCTCCCTTGCCCTGCTGCTTCCCGGCAACGGAAAACGGCTGGCAGGGAAAACCCCCTGTGCAAAGAGTGACATCTGAGAAGTTTGATCCTTTGACATTCCTTACATCCTCAATAATTGGCACTTCTGGCCAATACTTTTTTAATACCTTTTGTGCGAATGGCTCGATCTCACAAAATGAAACTACATTATGTTCTTTACCCCAAACCCATGAAGCCGCAAGGGCAAAGCCTCCAATTCCTGAGAACAAATCTAGGTGATTCATATTTGACACATAACGGTTGCCTATAACCCGCCGCGTCCTTTGCGGTCGGAGTTTATGGCCTTGTTAGCGTTATTCCGGGACCGGTTTACCCTCAGCCTTTGCCCGGATGTACTCGACAAAATACCGGGGACAATACTGATAATGATCGGATGGATTGTCGAAATCATATTTGCCCTCACAAAATTCATCGTCATCTCGGGGGCACGGGAAATCACATAAACACTCGTCGAGTGGTTCAACTATTGACAGAAGGGTCTTAAAGTCATCTTGGCACATATTTTTACCTCGTTTTGGCTAACGGGTTAATCAGCGTCTTTACCGCAGAGCTGAGGGCGCTCGGCGTCGTGGGGTCATTAAAAACGGTGTACTATTAGGCAGTGGACACCAATCAGGGATCTTATACGTCCCTATCGGTATTTCCCTAAGCGGGGTACTAAGAGAACAGGTCAAACCATCCCAATCACCCGCCCACCCTTCATGTGGACAAACAGTACATGATTCTATTTCAACTATTTTTTTCATTATTAAGATTTCCTTCCAACATGGATTTTATTTGGATCAAAAACGTCATCTTTTGTACACGTTGTTTTCTCCCATAGTGCATCTGGAAGCCACCAACTATTATCCTCTTTTTCGAAAGCATCAGTACCAATAAAAATGAGGTCCACGGTTTTCCCTTCGATAGATTTGAGAAATTCACCAAGTTCTTGTGTGTACTCCTCTGGCATTATTTTTTTATACCGTTCAATTAGATTGTCTCTCATTTTAGCTTTCATTTCTCCCCTCCCTCCACACCATAAAAAATCTTAACGTCCAGATATTTGCCACTAATAGGTGGTAATCGTTCGTTTAATTGAACTTCAAACTGATCCATTCTTGCATCATGGCTTAACGCTTCCATGCCCCCTTCATTTGCCAGAAAAACGGTTGCAATGATTATCAAAACGAACAGCATCCATACTGTTATTCGGTCAGCCGTTGTGTCCATAACTCCCTCCAAGTGTATCTACCAAGAGCGCACGGTTGAATTGTCATGCCAACCACCTTGCCGGGATCTCATCCACTCAGCGTTACCTCATTGCACCTGATAGCTTATCAGGCACGGCAGTCTCAGTGGGCCAGTATTGCCGCTGGGGCCGTCCAGGGCATCCCTATCGCAGAGGGTGGGCGGCATG